GCCTGAGCTGGCTTCGTTTTTAGCGCACAAAGTGTACTCCACTAAAAGTGCCTTCTTGTTTGCATCGGAAGTTTTGGCCACGTCTTCCTGACAGAAATCTCTGAAGTACGCAACTGACCAGTATTCAGGGTCAAGCACGAACGCAGAGCGGTCACGGGAAAAGCGGTTAGGAATTACCTTCAACTCACCAAAGTCAGAAGAAAAAAGTGAGGCTGCTGCCTGAATTTTATCTTCAGCAATCATCTGACGTGCCTGGGTACGTCCGGTAAATCCGGAGACAACACCTTTGTTATATGGTCCCACCATAATAACGTCGGGATCCCCGCCTTGCGTATAACAGGACTGAATTACAGTCTTGAGCATTGCCTCCGTGAAGGCTCGCTGGGTGCCGTCAGTCGGAGCTGCTCCACCACCTGCGCCTGCACCGGAAGTACCACGAGAGGTGTTAGTGGAAATCCATGTTTCCAAACCACCAAGACGACGGGCTGCACTTGCAGATCCAGCAGCTTTTGCCACCTTACCTGTGAGTGAGGTTTCCATGTCACGCTTCAGCTCCTTCGATTTTTTCGCGAGCTGTAGTGCCATCTCTGAGTCCCTACCTGCGTTATTACCTGCCTGCTGGGAACCGGAAACAACCACAGTCTTCCGTGAGATTTGGGTATAATTCCCAAGCCGGACTGTCGGTGTTACTGCGTCAAAGGAGTAGTCATCTCCCTCAACCTGATAGTTTGTGCTGACGGCTGCACTTAAACTGTCTGTTTGCCACTCTGCTAGAGTGTTCTTTGCTTTTGTCCTGCCGATCATACTCATGAACGGTACATCGGATGGGCTAATATTATAAATAGTATTAGCCAAATCTTCCCGACGACCAATAGCTTGGTAAGTCTGGAAAGTGTTTGTTACAATTGCCATTTTATTTCCTTTTATTTAGAACGAATCATGTTATAAAATACCCCGGCTGCATCTTCGAGATTGCCGGATTGTTTCAATCTTGTTGCTGCCTTTGCAACTCTTGCAGAACTGGGATCTCCAGACTTTGATCCACCTTTCATAGACTTCCGCTGAACTGGTTTAAGACCCTTGCGCTTCTCAGTCAGTTGGTCATACAAAGCAGCTTTACGCATTGTTGCGACTGCTCTTGCATCGTATGCATTTTCCATTTCTTCTGCGGAAAATCCTACACGTTTGCCGTATTCCAGGACCAATTGCTTTTCAGCATTTGCGGTCTCTTCGTTGCTCCATTCCGGTACTAAACTTTTTAGTTCATCCCGTTGTAGACCAACGTATTTTTCCAAGTTTAAACGCTCATCTGCATCTTCCTGTAACCTCAACTGATTGAGCTGTTGGTCACGTAATTGGTTTTGCATCTGAGCTTCACGGAGAGAGTCACGCTGTAGCATGAACTCCATCGGATCGTTGTCCTTCAAATCTTGCCAGTATGCAGGATCTTGCTGCTCCGGCTGAGTCTGTGCTTTGGCGGTTTCAAGTACGTTGATTGCCTGGTCACGTAGTTGCCTTGAATCTGCCATCTCCTGTTCAAATGACTTGCGTTCATCTGCCAGAGATTGTGATTTCTGAGTATAATTTTCACCTTTCGAGAAATTATCTTGTAACTGCTGTAAGGTGACAGACTTGACTTCTCCATTGGACTTTACTTCAAAAAGTTGTTCCTCCGGTTCTTCCTCATCTTCCTCGTACTCTTCTTCTTCTTGCACATCCTCTTCTGAGTCTGGCTCTTCTTCAGACTCTGCACGCTCTTGGTTATCTTCGTTCTCCGGTTCCTCACCGGACTCAAAGGCCAATTCGTTGCCCCACATTTTTGCTGCTTCCTCAAGGTCAGTTCCCGTATGGGAGGTGTTGCCCGTGATTTCTTCAGCCATATTGTTTTCTTTCTGCAACTCTTTTAAGGGGTCTGTTCAGGACTAGCTGATTACCCAAAAGTTACTATTAAGTTTTAGCGAGTTTCCCGCTGTCAATCATGGAGTTTATTTCAAGGGATAAACCTCGTAAAGCATGGAGCGATAAATACGCTTGCTCACGCTTTTCAATGTCATCCAAAGCGGAAAACATCCATGTGTTAATGTAAATATCTTCCAGTTTTTCAAATGCTTCCTGAATAACTG